AGATATTGATGACAAAGAACGTTATGACGACACTGCTCAAACAAAAACATTACTTGTAATGCAGATATTAGGTGATACAAAAACCTTCTTTACTCCTACTCAAAGCTTTACAGAAGTAGATGTAGGAGAGTATTTAAACAAGACATTAGAAGATCAATATGGTATGTTATTTGATATGGCACAAGAAAATACAATTCAGGAGATGATAAATGGCCAGTATTGAGTATCAGGGAATTAAGTTTTCTGGAGGAAAATTCTTTATTATCTTATCCTTATTAGGTGCAATCATCGGTGGTGGTTGGACTGGCTATAAATTTTATGATGATTACCTAGATATGAAAGCCAAGATAGAAGAATACACAGCACCTGACCTATCACATTATGATGAACAACTAGCAGTTTTAAAATCAGAGCTAGATATGATCCTTGATGAGATTACCCTCGTTGCAGATGTAGCAAAAGATTTAAAGACAGACATGAAAGCAGATTTGCGTCAAATGAATGGTGACATCAGACACATTACAGAAATAGTTAATGATGTAGAAGATAGACAAAAAGCGGATACAAGAGAAATATTTGATGAGCTAAAACTTATTGAAGAAAGTCTTGACTTACAGATAAATAAGGCTTTAAATAATCCTTTAAGCAATATGTCCGCAAAAACAAAATGAAACTAGAAATTAAAACAGTATTACCCTATCTAGTGCTATTTGGCACTTTAGCCATGACATGGGGTATGTGGTCAGAACGTTTAAATGCAGTGGAAGTTAAAGCAGACAGTGTTGCAGAGATGCAACAAGACCTAGCTGTTATAAAAGTACAAATTCAAGCGATTGATGAAAAGATGGCTTGGATGGAAGAATTTCTTATCAAAAATTACAACGAATATTAATGAATCGTTGGTAATTCAAAATCAAAATCAACAATAACTGTTAAATCTTCAGCTTCCGTTTTCGGATCATTCATGATATAAAAATATACGAAAGGAAAAATAATGGAAGAATTTAATGTAGTTTATAAGCTGCAGAGATATTTAAAACAATCAATTGAGGACTGCAAAGATACTGTTATGTCTGGTGTTGACAGTCTTGAAAAATATCAATATCTTGTGGGAAAAGTTCAAGGATTTGAACAAACGTTACAGGAAATCTCTAACCTGCTAGAAAATAAGGAGCAAAACGATGAATGATGTAAAACACGCATTACAAGAGAAATACAAAGAAGAAAATAAAAAACAAGTCGAAGAAGATAAGAAAAAAGTCAGAGCAGAAAACCTTTCTGAAGAATTATTAGAAAAGCTGCCCAACCCTTCTGGTTGGAGAATACTAGTATTACCTTTTGAACCTAAAGACAAAACTAAAGGTGGTATTATTATAGCTCAAGAATCATTAGACAAATTACGCATAGCCACGAACTGCGGTTATGTTATCAAGGTTGGACCATTGGCCTATAAGGACGAAGAGAAGTTCTATACAGGTCCTTGGTGCAAAAAAGGTGATTGGGTAATTTTTGCTCGATACGCCGGATCACGGCTCCCGATTGAAGGTGGAGAAGTGCGATTACTAAACGATGATGAAGTCTTAGGAACAATTAGTAACCCTGAAGATATTCTACATCATATATAAACATAGGAGAAAACTATGCCCGAAGAACTAAGAAAAGAAGAACCGATGGTTGACGTCGGCGAAACAGAAGGAGCAGAAATAGATTTAGATAAAGATAATTCTGTTCAAGAACAAAAAGAAGAATTACAGGTTGAAGAAACAACCGATTCGGGGGAAGAAACAAAAGAAGAAGAAATAAAAGAAGAAGCACCACAGAAAGAAGAACTTGAACAATATAGTGAAGGTGTTAAGAAAAGAATTGCAAAACTAACACGTAAAATGCGTGAAGCGGAACGTCAGAAAGAAGAAGCGATTGCCTATGCACAAACTGTCACAAATAAACAAAAAGAACTACAAGATAAATATCAAAATTTAGATACTAATTATGTTTCTGAATTTGAAAATAGAGTTAAATCTAATCTTGAAGCAGCTAAAATAAAGTTGAAAACAGCAATTGATGCACAGGATGTCGATGCTCAAATAGCAGCACAAACAGAGATATCTTCTTTAACAATGGATGCCGCAAGGGTAAATCAAGTTAAATCAGCAAGACCTCAAAAAACACAAGAAGAACCAGTACAACAACCTGTGCCTCAACAACAGGGATATGCTAATCCATCACAGTTGAAACAAGCAGCACAGGAAATGGACCCTAAAGCAGAAGCTTGGGCGTCTAAAAATGCGTGGTTTGGTACTGATAATGCAATGACTTATACAGCATTTGACATACATAAGAAGCTGACCGAGGAAGAAGGGTATGATCCTTCTAGTGAAGAGTATTATCAAGAAGTGGATAAACGGATAAGACTTGAATTTCCTCAAAAATTTGGTACAACAGAAAATACTACACAAGAGAAACCTTCTCAAACTGTAGCATCAGCCAAACGTCCGGGTATGGTAGGACGCCGTAAAACTGTGAAACTCACACCATCACAGGTCGCAATAGCTAAACGATTAGGTGTGCCACTTGAAGAATATGCGAAACAATTAGTCGCGAAGGAGGCATAAGCATATGGAAAACGAAACAAAAATAAACAAAACTTCCCGCGCGAGTCAAACTCGAGAGAAAGACTCTCGACCTAAAGTTTGGACTCCACCATCATCTTTAGATGCACCCCCTGCTCCAACAGGATTTAGACACCGTTGGATAAGAGCTGAAAGTATGGGAGTTGATGATACTAAAAATATCATGGGTAAAATGAGATCTGGATGGGACTTGGTGAGAGCCGATGAATATCCAGAAGGAGATTTCCCTTCTGTACAAGACGGCAAACATTCTGGGGTAATCGGAGTTGGTGGCCTACTGCTGGCTAGGATACCGGAAGAGATCGCGCAGTCTCGAGAACAATACTTTAAACAACAAGTAGCTGATCGAGAACAAGCAGTTGAAAACGACCTTATGAAGGAACAGCATAATGCGATGCCGATCAATCAAGATCGACAAAGCCGTGTAACTTTTGGTGGCTCCAAGAAGAACTAATCTTTTAGTTATTCCGAACCATCAACTAAACTAACAAAGGAGTAAATACAAATGGCAAATAATGACAGTGCATTTGGTTTAAAACCTGTTGGTAAGGTTGGACAAAACGCAGATAACCAGGGTATGTCCGAATACCAGATAGCAGACAACGAAGCGTCTTCTATCTTTCAAGGTGACCCGGTTATACCACAAGCCTCTAACACAGGTTTTATTGATGTGGCAGCTGCTGGGGACGCACTACTTGGTGTGTTCTGGGGTGTAAATTATACAGACCCAACAACTGGAAAACCAACATTTAGAAACCACTATACACAAACAAATATCACTTCTGGTGATATTGACGCTTTCGTATATGACGATCCATACGAGAGATTTGAAGTACAGGGAGACGGTGCTTCAGCAAGAACTGATATATTTAAAGTGGCAGATATCGTGTACGCTACTGGTTCAACAATTAATGGAACATCCAATGTTGAATTAGACGTATCTGATTTAGCTGCAACAGATGGCCAATTAAGAGTCATCGGTATATCAACTGATCCCGACAACAGCGATTTAGGTTCAGCTAACGTGAACTATATCGTTTCAATTAACGAGCATACGCTCAAGCAGGAATTATAGGAGTAATTAAATATGGCTATATCACGTAATCAACTCGTTAAAGAGTTAGAGCCAGGTTTGAATGCACTATTCGGCTTGGAATACAATCGTTATGAAAATCAACACGAGGAAATCTTTACTAAAGAAACTTCAGACAGAGCTTTCGAAGAGGAAGTAATGTTAAGTGGCTTTGGTAATGCCAGTGTTAAACCAGAAGGCTCTTCAGTTGTTTTTGACAACGCACAAGAGACTTACACAGCAAGATATCAGCATGAGACTGTTGCACTAGCTTTCGCAATCACTGAGGAAGCTATTGAAGACAACTTGTATGATAGACTGTCAAGCAGATACACAAAAGCTCTAGCACGTTCAATGGCTAACACCAAACAGGTGAAAGCTGCTAACGTTCTTAACAGAGCTTTTAATTCTAGCTTTGCAGGTGGTGATGGTAAAGAGCTTTGTGCTACTGACCACCCAACTATCTCAGGTACTGTCAGCAATGAGTTATCAACTTCCGCTGACCTTTCTGAAACATCTATTGAACAAGCGTTAATTGATATCGCAGCATTCAAAGATGAAAGAGGATTGAAAGTTGCAGCACAAGGAGTAAAAATGATTATTCCTTCTGAGCTTCAGTTCGTTGCGGAAAGAATCATGAAGTCTGCTAACAGAGTTGGAACAGCAGATAATGATATCAATGCTATGAAGAGCATGGGTATGATCCCACAAGGATATGCAGTTAACAACTACTTAACTGATACTGATGCTTTCTTCATTATCACTGACGTTCCTAATGGTATGAAATACTTTGAAAGATCACCAATCAAAACTTCAATGGAAGGTGATTTTGATACCGGTAACGTAAGATACAAAGCAAGAGAGAGATACTCTTTCGGCTTCTCTGACTTCAGAGGTATCTTTGGTTCACCAGGTGCATAATAAGTAATTTTATAAATACTTTTAAAAGGGGCCTTATGGCCCCTTTTTTTATGGGAAAATACATTGACTTTATGGGAAATTAATGTACAAAATAAAAGCGGATAATATTGACAAGGAGATATATTATGGCCGCAGTATCACAGTCTTTAATCGCTGAGAAAATTAAACTCGAATCTCAGTGGAATTCTCAGTATATTAATTCTGGTAAGGAAACTCTTGAGATGAAATCTATTGAAGAGAGAATCAAAAGAATCTTAGCAAAATTAAGGTGGAGACATCAAGACTATGAGAGTCATTTATTTTTTAAATAGACTTGCTCTCTAAATAAAAAGGTTTATATTTAACCTTCTAGGAAAAACAACATCATACAGACTGACCTAGCAGACGCACGTAGAGACTGTATGTATTTTTACTACGGAGGTAAAATATGGGAACAACCACATTTCAAGGTCCAGTTGTATCTAAAAAAGGTTTTTTTAGTACAGGACCCGGTAATGTTATAACAGTAAATTCAAGTGACAGCTTGACAGTTGCAGATCACGCAGGAAGAATTGTTTACAATTCTGCTGCAGGTGCAGTGACTTATACATTACCAGCAACAAACGCAAATTCTGATTCTTCAGTCGCAGGACCAGGACCAGACTTAAACAATTTAAGCAACGTCGGAGCTTCTATCGAAATTTTTGCAGATATTACAAAGACAGGTGACTTAGTTGTGCAAGTTGCAAATGCAACTGACGTAATGGTTGGAAGTGCATTATTTATTGATGACTCATCCGACAACGCCGTTGGTTTTGAAACAGCCTCAACATCAGACACTATTACTTTAAATGGTAGTACAACTGGTGGTGTGACTTATGCAAAGATTGTTTGTACAGTCCTTGCTTCAGGTAAATGGAAAGTATCTGTTGATTCCGGATGTACTGGAACACCAGCAACACCATTTAGCGCAGCAGTAAGCTAATATTAATTAACTCGAGGTGGGGTGTAATGACCCCACCTTTGAAAAGGAGATAAAATGGCCGATACAGTAACAACAAGAACTCTTTTTGACGGAGATAAAAAACTTATAACAAGTTATGTCAATGTTTCAGACGGATCAGGAGGAACAACAAAGATAGTCGATGTTTCTGCACTGAATACAAATGCAAAAGGGCAGACCTGCACTACAGTAACTTTAAACAAAATTTGGTTTAATGTTTCAGCAGCTGCTACAGCACCAATTCAAATTCAATGGGATCTTTCTTCAGGTACTCAAACACCTTTACTAGCACTAAATGAAACTGATAATTATGATTTTAGTTCTTTAGGTGGTATAGGTAACCCTAAAGAAAGTAACTATACAGGTGATATTGATGTGGTGGCTCCTGCTGCAGCAACTTCAGGGGAAACTTCTACTTTAATTTGTGAGTGGATTAAAAACTACTAGGGGTTCAAATGGCTACATCTGGTACTACATCATTTGACCTTGATATAGATGAGGTTATTCAAGAAGCATACGAACGTTGTGGTGTTACAGCGAGAACTGGTTATGGTTTAAAAAGCGCTCGACGTTCTTTAAATATTCTTTTTTCTGAATGGGGTAATAGGGGCCTACATTTGTGGAAAGTAGCTTTAGCTTCTGTACCTCTAGTAGAAGGTCAAGCAGAATATAACTTTGCTAGTGATAATACTAATTTTCCAAACGACATTAATGAAGTATTAGAAGCGTATATTAGAAATAATTCAACAACCACTGCACCTGTAGATACACCTATTTCAAAAATAGATAGGTCTACTTATTCTGCAATAGCAAACAAATTATCTAAAGGAACGCCTAGTCAATATTATGTGGATAGAACAACAACACCTAGTATTTTTCTTTATCAAACACCAAGTAGCACTTTTTCTGGATCTAGCTATTTATTGAAATTTTACTATTTAAAAAGAATTCAAGACGCGGGAGCATACACGAATCAAGGTGATATTGTGTATCGATTTATTCCCTGTATGTGTGCGGGACTAGCTTATTATTTAAGTTTAAAAATAGCTCCAGATAGAACACAAAATTTAAAATTATTATATGAGGATGAGTTACAAAGAGCTCTAGTAGAGGACAGTTCTTCTACTAGCACTTATTTGACTCCAAAGATATATTTTCCAACACAATGAGTTTCGCAAAAGGTAAATACGCAAAAGCAATATCTGATAGAAGTGGTATGGCTTTTCCTTATAATGAAATGGTTAAAGAATGGAACGGTGCTTTGGTTCATATTTCGGAATATGAAGCAAAACAACCACAATTAGAATTAAAAGTTGAAGTAGCAGATCCAGAGGCTCTACTAAATTCTAGAACAGATAGAACAGAGCCAAGTGTTCCTGTTGTTTTACCATTTAATCCTTTTACTACTGTTGCTTCAAGTCAAGCTTTCGTAAATGTTTTTTCTCCAGGTCATGGTAGATCAACAGGAGATACTGTAAGATTTAGAGGACCAACAACAACAGGAAATGGTTCTGGTAATACACAATATGCTTCTATTCCTAGTTTCGATGGTATTACAGATATTAATTCTAGTTCAGGATTCACAATAACAGTAGGTCAAAAAAATTCATCAGGAGGTGTTGTAACAGATACAACATCTGACTATTATCATTTTTCAAGTAGTGATACAGCAACATTAGGTTCTGTTTCTAGTGGCAACGATGGTTGCTCTGCAGGTCCTGTTACATTGGAGGCATAATGGCAAAAACATTAAGTGATTTAAGAACAGATATTAGAAACTACACAGAAGTAGATAGTAATGTTTTATCTGATACTGTTTTATCAACAATTATATCTAACGCAGAAGCTAGAATATTTAGAACAGTAGATTCCGATGACACAAAATTTTATGCAACATCAGAAACTACAACAGGTAACAGATATATAACAGTTCCTGTTGGAACAATTATTATTCGATATGTACAACTAACAAACCCTAGCAGTTCTGACCAAGTTTATCTAGAACAAGTAGATAGTTCTTTTATGGCTGAGTTTTTTGCTGATCCAGACAATTCAAATGATTATGCACAACCAAAATATTATGCTCAATGGGATTCTGATAACTGGGTCGTAGCCCCTACACCAGATCAAGCCTATGCTTTAACTATGGCCTATATTAAAAAACCCGACAGTATTACAACCTCAGATTCAACAACAACTTACCTATCAACATATGTATATGATTTACTATTATATGCTTGCCTTTCGGAAGCCTTTAAATACTTGAAAGGACCAACTAATATGTTAGATTTGTATGAACGTTCATATCAAGAAGCTGTTCAGACATTTGCTGTTGAACAACAAGGACGCAGACGTAGAGACGAATACACCAGTGGAGCTATTAGAACTTTAATCGATGCCCCACTACCAAAGTACAAATAAGGAGTAAAAAATGGCAAACATAATACCTGATTCTTTTAAAGAAGAAATTTTAAAAGGAACACATAATTTTGCATCTAGTGGAGGCGACAGCTTCAAACTAGCCTTGTACACCAATATCTCAGGTCTTTCAACATCAACTACCGCTTTTACTGCAACTAATGAAGTGAGCACTTCTGGAACAAATTATACTTCTGGTGGTAATGCTCTAACAAATAGTGGAGTAGCAGTGGCAAGTAATACTGCTTTTATTGATTTTGCGGATTTAACTTTTTCTTCTGTTACACTAAGTGCAGTGGGAGCGATGATCTACAACGATGATAACAGTGATAAGATTTGTTTGATTTTAGATTTTGGTGGAACAAAGACAGCAACAAACGGAGACTTTATTATTCAGTTTCCAGCTGCTGGTGCATCAACAGCTATCTTTAGAATAGCGTAGGAGAATAAATGGCACTTATTGTTAATGATAGAGTAAAAGAAACTACAACCACAACCGGCACAGGAACAATTACATTAGGTGGTGCGTCTACTGGTTTTGAAACTTTTGCAGCAGGGATAGGTAATTCTAATACAACTTATTATTGTATTACACTTCCAGGAAGCGCAGAGTTTGAAGTTGGTTTAGGTACCCTTAGTGGTGATTCTTCTACTTTAGCGAGAACAACAGTAATTAGTAGTTCTAACAGTGATAGTGCTGTTAATTTTTCTTCAGGTACTAAAGATGTTTTTTGTACATTACCTGCAAGTAAAGCAATTATCAAAGACGCTAATGGTGCTCTTGCGAGTACCACAATGTCAGGCGCTCTTGATCTTAATGGTAATGAATTAGTTTTAGATGTTGACGGTGACACAAGTATTACAGCGGACACCGATGATCAAATCGATATTAAAATAGCCAACGTTGATGTTGCTAATTTAACAACAGCGAACAGCGGTGACTTAGTTATCAAGACAGCAGTTTCAGATAAAGATTTTGCTATTAAAGGTAATGACGGTGGATCTGAAATTACAGCATTATCTTTAGACATGTCAGCAGCGGGAGCTGCAACATTCAACGATGATGTAGTTGTAGGCTCTAAATTAAAAATGCCTACGAATACAGCAAATAAAATTTTAGTAGCAGACGGCACAAGTTTTGAGGAAGTTGATTTATCTGGAGACGCTACAATAGCTTCTGGCGGTGCAATGACTTTAGCAAACTCTGGTGTGACTGCAGCTAGTTATACAGCAACAAATTTAACAGTAGACGCAAAAGGACGAATTACGTCAGCTTCTAGTGGAGCTGCAGGTGCTTCTGCGGGCTTCGTGATTGCAATGGCCGTGGCGCTGTGATATAAAATGAATAAAAGGAGATAAATAAGTGGCCCAAGATTTCGAGAGAGCTGTAGCAGCAGATGGTTCCGGAGACGTAGCTATCGGTACAACTGCTAGAACAATAATTACATCTAATTCTGATGATGCAATTATTGGTATTAGGTTATCAAATATAACAACAGCTACAATTAAAGCAGATGTATATATTACTAGCACTGCTAGTGGTGGTTCCGCAGATTCTTATATTGTTAAGAATGCTCCTATTGCAAGTGGTGGTTCATTAGAGCTTATCGATGGTGGTGCGAAAATTGTACTTTTATCGGGCGACGTTCTGAAAGCAAAATCAGACACTGCAGATAGTTTAAATGTATGGGTATCTTATATAGATAGCATTAGCACCTAGGAGGTATTATGGGATATTTAGGTAATCCAATCACACAAGATTTCACCTCTTCAACTTCAGTACAAACTTTAACAGGGGATGGATCTGTTTCTTATGCACTTTCAGCGGCAGCGGCCGTGCCAGAAGATATTGCGGTCCTACGAAATGGAGTACGTCAGAAACCAACAACCGACTATTCAGTCAGCGGTGCACAAATTACATTCACGACAGCCTTAGCGTCATCTGATACTTGTTTTATAATTTTTTTAAATAGTGTTGTTGGTACAAATGTACCAGGAACTGATTCAATAACAGCTCCTATGATGACATCTTTCAATGGTGTTTATGAAAACTTACAAACAATTTCATCAACTGTAGCAGTAGCTGCAAGCGATAACGCATTCTTAGCAGGTCCTGTTACTTTTACAGGTACCGTCACAGTGGAGGGTAATCTTACAGTCGTATGAGCACTCTTGAAGTAAATAAATTAGCGCCTCTTGCTGATAATGGCACAGTTACCTTAGGTGATAGTGGTGACACAATTACTATTCCTAGCGGAGCTACTATAACAAACAGCGGAACTGCCACTGGATTTGGTGGTGGTAAGATTGGTCAAGTAGTTAGTGCTACTAATTCAACTGCTCAAACTACAACATCTACTTCATTTGTAGCAACTTCATTAGCAGTAAACATAACTCCAACTGCTACAAGTAGTAAAATATTTATTATTGTTTCATGTAGTGCTTCTAATAACAACTCAGGTGATGTTTGTAGACATACAATTATGAGAAATTCAACACCTCTAAATACTGGTGAAGGATCGTCTATTCTTTTTTCAAGTGCTTCTACAGATATTAGAGCTGGAGTATCAGTGAATTATTTAGATTCCCCTAATTCAACATCACAGATAACTTATGCTTTAGGTCATAGAACTGGTGGTGCTGCGACTTCAGAAATAAATAAAAATAGTTTCACAGGAAGTATAATAGCAATGGAGGTATTAGCATAATGGGAACAATATTCGTAGATAACCTCGAACCACAATCAGGCACTAGCTTAACGCTAGGTGCGAGTGGTGATTCTATTAAAGCATCAACTGGAGCAGTTTGGACAGGAACAGTTGCAGAATCTT